AATCCCTTCGGTGAGTTTGGTAACTCTGGAGGCACTCTGTAATGCTAGGCACTTATACATATCACGAAATTATTAGAAAGACAGTTGTCGGATTCGGCACACTGTTTAATAACATCGAGCTTCGTCGCACAAAGGGATCGAAGACCGAAGTTATGAAGGTGCCTCTGGCATACGGTCCTAAGCAGAAATTCTTGGCACGTCTCCGTCAAGTTGGTGATCTGACCACACAGGATCAGGCACAGATTACACTTCCTAGAGTCTCCTTTGAGATTCAGGGTATCTCCTATGATCCCACCAGGAAGTTGTCTCCTATCTCTGCTATTAGAAACACTAAGGCAGATGGTAATGAGGCAAAGTCTTTCATGCCTGTGCCCTATAATATCAATTTTGAATTGGCAATTCTTGCAAAGAATCAGGATGACTCTCTGCAAATCTTGGAGCAGATTCTTCCTTATTTCCAACCAAGTTTTAACCTCACCATGAATCTGATTCCAGATCTCGGTGAGAAGAGAGACTATCCAGTGACTCTTACGTCAGTGGATTATAGCGATGAATATGAGGGTGACTATGACACACGTCGCACACTTGTATATACGCTGCAATTTGTCGCTAAGACCTACCTGTACGGTCCTGTAAACGACGCAACAGGCGAAGTCATCAAGAAAGTCCAAGTGGACTACGCAACCGAAGTGGATCGCACAGCACCTCGCGAAGTGCGCTACACGGTCCAACCAGATCCTCTTACTGCGGATCCCACAGACGATTTCGGATTCAACGAGTTTACATCAGTCTTCGTTGATTCTAAAGATTATAACCCAGTCACAGGACAAGATGAATAATTTTGAAGGTATCGAAGACGCTCTTGATGTCGATAGTGATATCGTCCCAGCATCAAAACCTGCACCTCCAGTGCCAGTAGAAGAGTTTGCTTCCACAAAGGAGCAACTCAAGAAAGATTATGAATACACAAGAGGCAACCTATACTCTCTCATCGAGAAAGGACAGGAAGCAGTTGACGGTATCCTTGATCTTGCTCAACAGTCTGATCAACCAAGAGCATTTGAAGTTGCTGGTCAGTTGATCAAACACGTTGGTGATGTAGCAGACAAACTCGTAGATCTTCAAAAGAAAGTTAACGAGATTGAAAATCCCAAAAAGTCCAAAGAAGTTAATACCACAAACAATACTATGTTTGTAGGTAGCACAGCAGATCTCGCTAAGTTTCTAAAACAACAACGCGATAAATAGTAATCGTAGGAGTACGTATTAACAATGTCAGTATTAAATGTCCTTGACACCCAAACTATTTCAGGAAGTGGCACTGGCTACGTCGTAGTGAAATCGGGTGTTGTCCGCTGCTATGCAGCATCCGCGTCTTCGATTCAATTTGACGCTGGTCCTGCGATCACTTTGGCAGCAGGTGAAGCATTGCTCCTCTCCGTGGGTAAAGCAAAGAATGCATCTATCAGTGCAGGTACAAACGCTGCTACTAGCGTGTTGACTGTATTGGGTGGTGGCACTCCCGCACACAGATTTGTCGTTGGCGATTATATCCAGACTGCTGCAAATGGAGACACCGCTTTCACGAGCGATTTTGTTTCTGCAGCATCCGCTGGTAAAGTGGTAACCGCAGTTACCGATACTACCATCACCACCGACATTGATGCGTCTGGTGCAGGAGGTAACTATGCATTATCTGAAGCAGATATCGTCGCTGGGACCGTCCCAGTATTGCAGCGAGCAGTCAAACTCACCGCTGGATCTGCCGACGTTGTTGTCGAGCAAGTCCAAGTCGTCGGAGGATGACGAATGCCAGCAGTCTCAAGAGCCCAACAAAGATTCTTCGGGATGGTTAGAGCGGCTCAAAAGGGCGACCTCAAATCGCCGTCGCCACAGGTTCAAAGAGCTGCTTCCAGCATAAAGAAAAAGGATGCTAAGGATTTTGCATCCACCAAACATAAAGGTTTACCAGAGAAAAAAATGAAATCTTTTTCCGAAATGCAACATCTCCCTGAAGAGGGATATGACAGAATGCGTGACCGCAGACTTGAGAAATATGGCTCAGGTTATAGATCTGCTGGCAGTAGCCGTAGTGTTGCAAGGTCTGGTGGCACTCAACCTAAAGCAATGCCCAAGAAGAAGGATGGTCCTTCCGCTCTGGACATTGTGAAGGGTGAGATCGAGAAGAAGTATGGCAAGGGTGCCATCATGGATACTTCCAAGAAGAAGAATGAAGAGACTGACCTAGAAGAAGGTAAGAAAGGTCTCTGGGATAACATCCATGCCAAGCGTAAGCGTGGTGAGAAACCTGCTAAGCCTGGTGACAAGGACTATCCTAAGACTCTGAATGTGGAAGGTCTTGCTCCTGGTGACGTGGACCAGAAGGTTGGTGCTGTCACTGCTATCCCTAAGAAAGAGCAGGATGCTGCTAGAGAGCGTATCAAGGCAAAGACTGCTGCTAAGCGTGCTGCCAAACTGAAGGAAACTGCATGGGATCAGGTTGACATCTTTGCAGAGATGAATGACTGGGAGATCTCACTCCTCAATGATACTCTTATCGAAGATATTATTACTGATGTCTTCATCGAAGAATTGCAAGAAGGTAGAGACATTGATAGTGTCACAGATATGCTCTGTGAGTCTGTTGATTATTCTCTGAATCTTCTGACAGAAGTATCTGACTCTTACTATGATTCTGCTGTTAAGTCTTCCAAGGCAGCAAGCAGGACTCCTGAGGCAAGAGCAGCAAACCGCAGACAGAAACTTGATAAGGTCAAGAGTGCTGCTAAGAAAGTTGGGTCTGCACTGAAGTCTGGTCTTAAGACTGGCGCTAAACTGGCACGCAAAGGTGCTGTTAAGGGTGCTGAAGTTGCTGGTAAGGCAGCAGGTCACGCGAAAAATCTCGCGAAAGACATGGGTAGTGCCGCTAAGAAAGGTTATCAGTCCACTCAAAATAAGGACTCAGAAACTACCAAATCTGATCCTCATTCTGAGACTACTGCATCTAAACCCACTACATCTTCATCCTCGTCTTCGGATTCTTCCTCTTCCTCTAGCGAGTCCAAGCCTAAGAAGCCTGGTCTGCTTAGCAGAATTGGTAGCAAACTGAAGCGTGGTATCAAAAAGGCAGTTGGTGCTGGTGCAAGATCTCTCTCCCGTGGCGCACGCAACGTTGCACGCCGTTTGGGTGAAGAGACTCTCCTAGAGAAAGGAATGTCCGAGAAGGATATGGATTCTGCTCTCAAGGGTCACAAGTATAGTAAGAAGCAACTCATGGACATGAGTAAGAAGTCTACAAAAGAAGGTAGACACGGTGAAGCACAGTCCATGTATAAGGCTGCCCGTGCTATGAAGGAAGACACCATCAATGAGCGTGGTGATTTCTGGCATCCCGATCCTGATCAGGATCGTAAACTGGGTGGTCCTGGTGCTAACCAGCGTGCTCGTGAGGATCGTGCTGCTGCATCTAAACCCGCTGCTAAGAAGGAAGATCCTAAGAAACTGCGTAAGGGTGAGTCCTACATGGACTATGCCAAGCGTCAGAAGGGTTACACTCCTGCTAAGAAGAAAGAGGGTCTGGGTGACAAGATCAAGCGCAAGCTTGGTTTGAAGAGAGAGGAAGTTGAAGTCCTTTCCTTCGGTGCATATCTCTCAGAGGGTAACCGCACTGGTCGTATGATGCAGAAGTCCAAGACTCAGGTCACTGGACACATCTCTGCTGACAGGGGGTCCGACGAAAAAAAGAATCGTGAGGGGCGTAAAAACCTCGAAAAGGATCTGAAGAAGCATGGCATCGGTCACAAGAAAGGTGTCGGTGAGTATAAGTATGACAGTGGAGAAACTGGACGCGAAGTGTCCTATCAGACTTCAAAACCTGATAAGATGTCAAAGCGTAGATTTGGTAAAGTGATGCGTCGCATGGGACGCAAGCACGGGCAAGAATCCGTGATCACTAAAGACAAAGACAAGCCCGCAAAGCTGCACTATACTGAGAAGGGTAGTAAAGCAAAGTCTGACTCTATCGGTAAGACTAAAGCAGGTAAGCATCCCGAAGGTTACGGTGAAACTTCTGGCACTAAAGTCAGAGGTGGTAAACTTCCTAAGAAAACTAACAAATCATCTTATCATTATGGCTGAAGAAAGACGCAAGTGTAAGTACTGTGGTATTACTGCCCCAAAGGGGCATCATCGCCCTGCGACT